TGCCAATTCGGCATATTCACCGGACAGTAGCATTTTGTGCAAGGTGTCGACAGGCTTACCCATGGTGCCATAGCTCTTCTGCAGTTCGGCGTTGTTGAGGTCAGGTGTAACCACCGCAGCCTTAACCAGCTGATCCACATACTTGCTAGAGTCCAGAGACTCAGTCCAAACGCCGTTCTGCTTGACCCGCTTGGTAGCAGCCTTCTGCAGTACGTCGTTTTCCGCCTGACCAATCGCCTTGATGACAAATGGGGCACTGAATCGAGCAAACTTAACTTCCTCGTTTTCGGCGGCAGCCACGTTCTGTGCCAAGAATGCATTGATTGATGTGATGTTCTTTTCTTCAGCCATGATAATAATCTCCTCGTGTGTTAGTTGCTTGCAGATACGCCATCAAAAGGTGTGACCAGGTCAAACCCTTCAAAGGTAAAGTCCGTTTCATCAGTAATGACGCCATCATCTGAAGACAAGTTCAGAATGTTAATGTCGTCCAGGTTGACACCGGTCAAAAGTACCGTCTGCTTACCAGCTGCGGACGTGGAGTCTGCGATGGTGCAGTTAATGTCAAAATACAGGTCAGTGCCACCCTTGAGAAAGTCGAGCGCCTTCTGCAGGAACGTGCTGTTAATCACGTAGCGGTTGAAGCTCCCGGTGCCTTCCATGGAGGTGGTCTTGTGGCCAGTTAGACGATTGCCGATGGTCTGCACGGTTTCCTTGTTCTTTTCAAACTTGGCCGTGAGTTCGGTCGCCTCGATGACGGGGTAAACCTCGCCATCAATCGTGTAAAAAATCGTGGCTTCCTTGGAGGAAATAGTATCCCCTGGGAAGAGCGTATTAGGCGTCTGCCCTACTGCCATAATTCATTGCTCCTTTCGTTAAATACGTACCGTCATGTACAGCTTTTCCATGGCGTCGATTGGCTGGATAGCTAGGTTGACCACAATTTGGTCAAGGTCATCACCAGCCGCAACCGTAATGTCATCAGCTGCGAATGCCTGAATAGACCCATTGTTAACGAGGCTATTCAGGTAGCTGATACGGTTGGCCTTGAAGAGATCGCGTCCGGTCGCGTCATTGTTGATTTTGCCAACAAAGTTGGACTCGAAAGTGCCCTTCGTGTTGTTGGCAATATCATCAATCACACGGATAACACGGTTCTTGCTTAGAGACTGGCTCTGGTTGGCGTTGAACGTGTGCAGCGAGTTGATATCATCTTCGATGACGACAGAGCCGTCACGACGAACAGTGAAGAGCAGTTTGCCCGCTTCCAATGCAGAGATGGTGTCCTCGTTAGTAAAGCGGGTGCCCACATCGATAGCATCTGGATATTCCGTGTAGGTCAAGCTTTCATTGGTGCCAGCAGCTGCTTCGGCCCCAGCTACCCACCCTGCAGTCTGACTGAGCGTGAGCTGTGTGCCGTCGGCGAGAGTCACGGCGTTAGCCACGACGATGACACCTTCGCTGTTGGTATCAGCGTCGGTGCCATCTGGGATAACCGCAACGACCTTTTGGCCTTCTTCATCGCGGAGTCGTACCGCGGTGGTAGCCAACAGTTGGTGCACCTGAGCGGTGTCGTCCTGACCTGCAGCGACGACTGTATTGAATTCCTGCACTTCCATTGCCTTAATAAGTTCGTCTGTATCCACCTCAGCAGCGGCATCTGTAGAGCCACCAGCGAGACTTGGCGTGGTGCTGGCATCAATGGCTGCAATCAGTGCAAGTCCATCGTCGGCAGCAGCTGCGGTCGTCACGGTGACATCCACATAGTCGTTGCTAACAAGTTCGCTTGCCTTGGACACGGACTGCTTGTCTACCTGAGTACTGCCAAAGTAAGTGGTGACTGTGAGCTTGCCATCAGCAAGTGGGCTCTTGACAATTCCCACTTTAATGTCATTCCCACGAGTGCCAGCGTACTTGGCTGCAAAACTCCATGGCAGCTTGTCATCGGTGTACACGGCCTTATCGCCCGAGTTGATGTTGTAGTACAGCACCGTCTGCGCAGACTTGAGAGTCTCGCGTAAGCCGGTTAGCACTGCCTGCAGCTTGGCATCAACCGTGACCGTTGCTGAGTCGCTACCTGCCTTCACGCTGACGGCCGCAAGGTCGGCGTATGGATCTACGCCAATTAGCTTCCGAAAGTTGGAAGCCGCACTTAGCTTGATGATGCCATTAGCACCCCAGCCCAGGCCGGAACCGCCAACAAAAAAGACGACCCCACGAGTCGTCTCTGCTGATGCAACATTCTTTTGCGGCGCATCGACATTGATGTACGCCCCTGGGCGCCGCTTGCTATAGGTGGTAAATGTTCCGCCTGCCATTAAAACAGACCTCCTTTAAACGCCTTGACAGCGGCCTTAGCTTCGTCAAGTGTGTACTTTTTTGTGTTGTCTAGCGCGGCATTGAGCACGTCACGCTGTGCTCCTGTTAGGCTTTCCGCCTCTAGGAGCTCCTTCTTAGACCAGCGTGGGCCGGTCTCTGTATTGCTATCCATTCTTTAGCCCTCCGTTGTAGTCCATGTGTTGCTGCTTGGTTTCAGCGCCCGCAAACGCCACCAGCAGCTTCAAGTCAAAGGTGACCTGTGCCGTATCCTGCTCAACATTCACGTCGAGGTTGTGGGTACGATACTTACCACCAATGACTTCCAGACAGTCAGCAAAACGCTCAGCTGTTGAATCAATCAGCTCATGCGCATTGGTCGCACCCTCAGGCGGAAAATAGACCACCTGAAATGAGTACGTCCGCATCTGCCGCGTACCGATGTTACCCGGCCGCACCTGCAGAGGTAATCGGTGCAGGTATAAGCACGGCGTCACAAAACCGTTTGGCTGGTCCTCACGATAGATTGTCAGTTCCGGCCATAGTTTGGCCAGTTCCGTACCCACCGCTGTTGTCACGTCTTCCAAGCTAATCACCTCCGAAAATTTTGGCCACCGCTTGGTCGACCCCAGTCTGCACGATGCGATTGGCTGCCGGCATTCCCGCCTGCACACCTTTCTTCATCGGAAACTGGCCTGGCACCCACGAAGCAACAAGTCGCTTGCCAATCTTCTTGACGTAGCGGCCCGGTGTTTGCCGGTGGCCGTTTTCCACGAAGCTCGCATATCCAGCTGAGTTAGACACAGTCACCGTAAAGGCATTGCCACTGTAGCCAATCTTGCTGACCCGCCATTTACGCCGCATATTACCGCTGTCGACAGGAGTTGCGGCTTTGACGGAGGCTACTAATGATTGGCCTGCCTTCTTAACTGACTGTTCTACCTCGCGCTTGAAGCCACCCTCAGCAGCGGCGCCGACCTTGTCCGCAAATTCCTTAAACTGATCAAAATCAATCTCTAATCCATCTGCGATGCCGACACCCCCTTGCTATCGAGCACCATAGCCACTTCTTGGTGGCTGTAGTACCCGGCATAGCCTCGTGTGGCACGCTTGTAGTGCGTTATGGCACCGTCCAGACCGACAGCATCAATGGTGCAGCCTGACGGGATACTAATGCCGGTGTCGATGATGAGCACGGCATCGTAGGTGTCGGGCAAAAACTCTTGCTGCTGTTGGCTGGTGAGGCCGCCTTTGACGACCCGTGCCGGATAGCCGGTCACGATGACCTGTGGCTGGTCATGATTGGTAAATGGCCCCTTTGTGCTGGTCTCCATCGTGTTGATGGTCACCTTGACGTTGTCCAGCAGGTGCTTAGCCTTGGCCAACCGCTTACCTGCCCGTTCTACGGCGCTCACCATTTGACCACCCGGTAGCTGTTAAGAGCCGCCTTGTAGTCGGTGGTGAGCGTAGTACCAGCTGTGAGCGCCTTGTAGGCGTCCAATGGACTGACAAAGCTAGTTGACGTATCACCTTCGGACAAGCTCGTGACAGGCATGCCCTCGCTACCCACAGCGGTAAGCAGTCCCATCTCGGTCACAGCATTGGCTGCCATGGCCACGATGGTCGTGTCTAGCTCGTCTGGTAGCTCAGCGACCGCGATATGCGTGTAGTTGGCTACATCATCAATCACCTTGTCGAGCGTAAAGTCTAGCACAGCATCATAGTCGGCTTGTGCCTGGTCATCGTCCTT